CCGTCTGCTGCTTCACTTGCTCTGCGAGTTGCGCCGCCTCCTCAGGGGGCAACTGCTGCATAGCCTGGACGACTTGCTGCATTTCTTGTGCCTGCAAGAATGCCTCACCGCCGGCAGCACCGCCGAGTGCCTGCTGTTGCTGTTGGGCTTGCATGAGCGCACCCATCTCTTCTTGCATAGCCTGCAACTCAGCCTCAGGAATCATGATTCGCCGCGACAAGCCCATGCCGGAGACGACTTCTTCCGTGAGTTGTCGGATGTCGACATTCTCGTTCTCAGCCAGGAAAGGAATCAGTTGAATCAGGCTTTCGAGCATGACTCCTGGGTTCTTCCTGATTGGGTTGTACGACACCATCTCGAAGTCCATCTGGATGTCGCGCAGGTCCTTGTGTGCCAGTTCAGCCCACTTACGGTCACCCGCAATACGAATCAGACGGGGCTCCCGCATGTACTTCTTGCTCAGGTAGAAGGCTTTGCGTGCGACGTCTTCGATTGCGTCGTTGAGGTGCCCTTCTCTTGTGGCGAGACGGGTTCGCATTTGGGCGTCAATGATAGCCATTTCTGTTGCGGTACGAGCACCGACAACTTGTCCGCGTGCGGCCTCTGCGAGGGCTGAGATGAATGCGGCATCGTCTTCCTGTCGAGCAATAAACTCTTGTACGCCAGCAGGGTTCTGCGGCATCGGCATCTCATAGAAGAGTGACGCAATCGTGCGAAGTGCCTCACTGTTAGAAGGGTTGATACCGACAAACGATCCGGCACTTGCTTCGACAGCCTTGTTCAGGTCTTCCTCAGAGATGCGCCCCGAATCGTACAGAATCCGTGGGATCTGAAGGTAGGTAATCTGCTTCATGTGCGTCAGGAGATCATTGATGGTCTCCTGTTGCTTGAGCACAAGCTGCACTTCACTGAGACCCAGGCAGTCGATTCCTGACTGGTTCAGCGAGAACATCGAGTATGGGATGTAGTCGATCTTATCTTCGAATACGACCGCATCAGCCTGCTTGATGTAGTGCTGGATGATGCCCTGTTCACGATCGTAGTATTCGTAAATCGTGACCCACTGGAACGCATCACGAACTTGCGCTGTGTTGCTGGACTGGTTCTTGTCCATCAACCACTTGGGGAACCGGTCAGGCTCGACATCGCCGACCAGTTCTGCCTTGTACAGTCCAGATCGAACTCGATCCTTGAACTCTTCGAAAGAAATAACAGTGGCCTCAATCCAGTAACGAATGTCGTCTGGGTCGCGAGCAGTCAGATCGAAGAAGATGCTTGAAGGGTTTACCGAGCGTACAATCGGCAAGTCTCGCTCAGCGTCCCATCCAGTCTTGAAAATGCCGCGCTTACAGAGAACGGCATCAATCAAAGCTGTTGCAGCTTTACGGCGAAACTTGTTGGCTCGGAAGATGTAGTCCAGCAATCCAGTCACAGAAGACGCAGATTCTTGCGATCTCGGAGTTCGTGCTACCGCTGCGACTGTTGGGTTTGGTCCCAACAACGCACTCACTGCGGTATCCGCGATAGCGTAAATCAAGTTCTTCGAACACAGGTACGAGTTCATCTTCGAAGTGTTCAAGTCGCTGTCAGAGTTCGTGAAGAACTCCCCGCGATAGAACCTGCGAGCCTTGTCGAACTGCGTCTTTTCCGACCGCTTATAGAAGTCTAAGTGACGGTCGATGAGTTTGGATAGCTGGGAAGACATGACTACTTCTCAGTCTCCTCTTTCTTTTCTGTCTCGTCACCCTTCTTTCCCTTTTCGTCTTCCGACTTTTTTTCCTTCTTACCGAAGGGGTTGCCGTGCCTCTTAGGATCTTTCGTCTTCTTCTCTAAATCTTCCTTCCGCGCAGCGGCTTTCATGGCGTAAGTTTCCGCGTTACCGTGCTTTTTTCCGAATCGCATAATTAACTCCAACTTATAGATGCGGGTTTAAATGGTGAAGTTACACCACGTCGCTTAGCGCGTTTGTGATCGTCAAGCTGCCTGATTGTAACTTGTCCTGGGTAATGTGGGGTCTCGGTTTCTCGGATTGGCGATTTGAAGCTTCGCTTGGAGAAGATATCTGCTGCCATAACAGCAGTCCGAGCACGGTCAAAGTGGTGCAGAATGCCGTCTTCGCCTTTGACCCTTTTCTTTTTAGATCCGTCGTAGTTCAGCAACTGGTGAAGTGTGCCCCGGCTCTGGATTTTGATGTCCCTTTCGCGCAGCATCTGAACCAGTCTTGCCTCTGATTCCTGCACCCGTTTTTGTGTCGCGTACCACCCTGGGTGATTCGAGTCCGTCCACAACAGATTGCGGTTGCCTTGATCTTTCAAGATTGCGATGCACGCAGTCGCGTTTGACTCAACGGCGAGGAGCGCATTGTTATATCGGTGTTGAATACGTACCAGTCGCTGTGCGAATCTATCTGGAGTTTCGCGGTCCTCCCAGAAGGCTACTTCTCGCCAATCCTGAGCATCCCAAACGGTAAGTGCGGATTTATCACCTGTGCTACCGAATCCAGCGGGGTCGGCTGTGATCAGGTAGTTCCTGCCCGGCATAGGAGGTTCGAACTCGTGGCACCCCTCGGCGGATAGCACGGGGTCTGCTTTGGCTTCTGCCAGCCATGGTTTGAGCACCTCGGCAGGCATGACAGGGTTTGTTGTCCCGAGCCAGCCGTCGTATGGGTCGGATGGGTACTTACATGAGAATAGACGTGTATCCCCAACGAACTCCGTGTTGAGTCCGCGCCGCCGGAATGCCAGGTTGTGCACACTCATGCCCGGATGGCGCTTCATGTACTCGATCTCTGTGGCAGTTGGCTTGAAGTTTTCAACCATCTCGACGCAGGAGTTGTCTTCCCACCATTCAAGGAACAGCGGTGTAAACCTACTGCTGCCCTCGAGTGCCGATCGCCACATCTGTTCGTGGTGCGAGCCTGCGCGCCCTGGCGTGGACTCTAGAATAACTTTGGCGTTGGGCCGCTTGTTGACTGTCGGGAAGATGTTGATGGCGGCTTTTCGCTGCCACTGCGCCTCACCGAACTCAGTAATGACAAGGCGGTCGATCGAGCGTCCAATCGCCGGGGATCTACCACCAGCCGTCAGGACTTTGATACCTCCGCCATGTATGAACTGCATCTGAGTTGCTCCGGCTTTTCGACCAGGAGCAAGCGGCATGCGCACGTCAGCGGGGAGTTTGTTGTACGCAAACAGAATCCGCTCGAAGATGTCCTCTGCGGTGTCTTGACGCTCAGCGATAAGCAAACCCTTGACGCCGCTGAGGTACATGCAGTCACGCAACAAAAGCATGACTGACACGGTTGTGATCTTGGCCTGACGAAACTTATTGACCATGATCCAGCGATTCTCGTCGTACGCTTTCAGTAGTTTCTTTTGCGTATGTGTAGGCTCCATGTAGCCTGTAGACTCATCTTCTCGGACAATCTGACACATTGAGACAAATGCATCGGGCGTTGCAAATAGTGCCCTAATCTTGCCTTGGTGTAGTCCAGGGGCGTCCGCAAACTCTGCGCCGCCCACACTCTCAATTTCTTTCTTTTGAGCGTTAGCCATACGGTAACTGTATCACGTAAATAGTTTTTTGCAGCCGGGAAGCCTTTCGCTGCTTGCATATTGTAACTCAATACTGTAAACAGAAAATACGCACCCATTTTGCGGTCAGGTAGCTCATGTGAGTCTGACTTAACGCACCGGGCAGGCGGCAAACTCGTTTAAATACTTCAAACACTCTATGTGAGAACATAATGACTATCAGTACTGAACTGCTGAATACTACGTTCGCGGACCTTCGCGGACCTCTGGTCAACTCGTTTGTTCGTAGCAATGAACTGTTCGAGGCACTTAACTCGAAGGCACGTATGCCCATGGAAGGCGGAACGAAGATTGAGCGTTCCTTCTCCGGTGGTGCACCTGCTCGCGGTGTTGGTGTCTATGTCGGTGATGAGCTACTGAACATGACCCGTCGTCAACAAATCCGGAAGTTTGAGGTCGAGCCTCACCGCCTGGTAATGGCTATCAACATTCCCAAGCGCGAACTCGCCCAAAACTCTGGCAAGCTGGCAATCATCCGTCTGATCGAAGAGTACCCTCAGACTTCCATGGAAGCTGCAAAGGCTGACCTGAACAAGTTCCTTCTCACTGGTGTGAGTCGCGGTCTTGCTTTCAACACCTCTGAGCTTCAAGGAATGCTGACTCTTAACGGTCAGTTCAACTCAGGCATCGGAACTGGTGTGACAAATGGTCTTCTCGACTTCGTCGCCCCTGCTTCTCAGTCTGAGTCTGTTCAGAGCGTTGCGAAGAGCAGCAGCTACTTCCACTTCAACCAGTTCCAAGACATCGCGTCTTTCTCTGGTGAGGGTATGAACAAGCTGCGTAAGTGCTACCGTCAGTGCGCGCACTACGCAGGCGGAATTGGTAAGGGTCCGGACATGATCTACATGGACGACGACACCTACACCAACTTCGAGGAAGAGCGTAGTCAGAACGTTCGAGTGAGCATCGTTGATGAGAAGATCGACAAGAGCAACACCCTTGGCCTTAGCCTTGGTCTTGCTTCTGTGACTTCCTCTATCGATCTCGATCGGGCGGACTTCACGGGTGCTGCCGCTGATGGTGTCACCTACATGCTCAACACGGACTACATCGAGTTCCCAATGCTTGAGGCCCCGAACGTTTCGGAGTTCAAGGAGCGGGTTGGCGATCAGGACGTGGTAACCGCAATCTTCGCAATGCAAGGCAACCTGATCTGCACCAAGCTTCCGGCGCAGGGCTGTGTGTCTGGTGGCGCGGTCTAAGGAGGTACATCATGGCTGGATCTTTTACTACAGGCGGCAGTGTCGCTAATGGCGTACTATCGCAAACCGGATTTTCCGAGACCTACGATAGTGAGGTGTACCCACTGGGTACAGTTCGCTTGCAGCAAGCAGACGAGGTTTCCTCTGGCGTTGCTTCTGGTACGGCTATCGCGGCGGGTACGGGTAACTCA